GATCATCTGCTTGGAAACTCCTTTTTCGATAAGTTTAACGACCTCGGGGGATTCTAATATCATAAGAGTATAGAGAAAAACTATTTAAGTTGTAATATTATAAATAATTTCTATCATTAGCAAGTAAAAAGTTAAATAAACCCAAATACCTTGTTAAAAATAAAAACCCACAGGGATTTCCTGCGGGTTAAAACCTAAAACAATTCTTTTTGGGAGACTTCTAGCTTTTTTTGTGATTCATGCCATTGGTTAATTCGGTTTTTCCCAATGTTAAAATAAGTTTCGTCTTGCTCCATACAGATGTAATTTCTATTAGTATTCAAACTGGCTATTGCTGTAGTGAAACTCCCTGCGCAATTATCTAAAACTAAATCACCTTCGTTTGTATAAGTTTTTATTAAATACTCAAATAGCCAAGTTGGTTTTTGTGTAGGATGATATTTACCTTCAGATTCAGCAGTTTTAAAGTATTGTACACTTCGTGGAAATCTTCTGCCTGTGGTGTTTTGATTTCTAAAAGGTTTTTTTCCTCCCCCTGACAAGACATCTATCTTACTTAATTCAACTAATCCTTTATTGTATGTCTTACCTTCTGTGAATTGGGGATTATAATTCATATTCCTTTTAGCTGAATTTTGAGCAGCAGGGAACTTTGAAAAAACTAATATATTTTCATGAGACTTTAATGGTTGATATTTAGAGTGAACGAAATTGCTTGCGCTTGATTTTTCCCAAATCCATTCGTATTTAAACAATTTAGGATTACTCATTATAAGAGCAGAAGTAAAAGGCTGAGAAGCAGTCAATACAATAGCCCCGTTATCTTTTATAACCCTGTCGTATTTCTCCCAAAGCAAATCAAAAGGAATAATAGTATCCCATTTACAAGCGGTAGTACCATACGGCAAATCGCAAAGTATCATATCAATACTTCCATCAGGAATATCTTTCATTAGTTCAAGGCAGTCGCCTTTTAGTATTTTATTCATAGTGGGGGGTTTAATTATTTTTTACCATCCCGGGGATGAGATTGCCATTTTTCTTCTCGGGGGTTTTAAATCGAAATACACACGCATGAGCAGGCAATTTTCCACAAGCATACCTTCCACGAAATAGCAGTTATCTTTGTCAACCGTTAAAGTATGAATTTTATCTATTTTCCCATCTGTATTTGGCAGCACAGCTACGTGAGCAGCAGACAGTCTTTTCGTTCTTTCTAACATAGAAGGTTTTTTCGCAAATCTTGCAGGTTCTATCTTCGTGATATTTTTTTTTCTTATAGTCGTATTTCTGGTTGCAGCTATTAGAACAAAATTTAGCATGGGATTTATTTTTAGTGAAGGTTTCATTGCAGTTTTTACAATTTCCTTCGGTTGGTTCGTAATGTCCAAAGCCTGTTTTTTTAGCGTGCTTCCTATGCCATTCCCTGCCTTCGTTAGACCCATGCCACTCTTTAGCTTTTTCTTGCATGTCTTTAAGATTTTCAAGACCGTTTTCGCGATATTCCTTGTTCTTCCATCTTTTTTTTGCGTGGTAAGATTTGTGAGCAGAACTTTCGATTGTCTCCAAGTTGCTTGGATTATTGTTAAAGGTATCTTCATCAATATGATGTACGTCGAAACCTTTAGGAATCTCCCCGAAATTATCTTCATATATTCTGCGGTGTAAGGCTTCTTTGCTTCTTTTTCCATCGACTCGTATGTCTTTGTAGAAGTATTTTGCCGTTTTTGAAAGCCAATATTTACATCCGTCGTACTCAATAAACGCTGTATTTTCCATATTACTAGATTTATTATACTATCTGTGTAAATATAATCATTCATAACCAAAGCATCAGCACTAATTAGACCTTTTTTTGTGAAAAATCTATGATTCCCAGTTACCTTAACTCCGTTCACCTCGTATAGTTTCTCTGGGGCATCTCGCTCAATGGTTTGAAGGACTTTTCTATTCCCGTAAGGAGTAACAACTAAGTCACCTGTTTTGATTTCGCTTATTCTTTTATATCCTGAAGGGGTCAATACCTTTGTGTTGGGAGCAAAACAATCCCTATAATCTGGCGAGCGTTTGATATCTTCTTTGATATCACTTTTACTTTTCACATCTAAACGCCCATAGTCAGATAGTTTTGATTGTATTTGATCTAATTCCTCTCGTATTTCTTCTTTTTGCTTCTCTGATAGCTCACAGGCAATCCATATTGCACCATCGTTTACTTTGTCTGCTAAATGATATAGGCATTGGACTTGAAGGTTCCTGTAGGTCATTTTATCGCCATCTTCTTTTATTGGGGTGCCGTTATTGACAAAACCTACTGCTCCTGTTTCATCTTGAACTCCGCCACCTACTCCATCGCTATCCACAATAACCCTGCTTTTAGGAACTTGGTATTTTCTTTGGAAAAGTTTAATTGCGTAAGATTGCTCTATAGTTTTACTTAGTTCAAAGGTCTGGATATCCACTACTTTCCATCCTCTCCAAACCATAATAATAGCTTTGTCTGAGCCAAGACGCGCGACATCTGCAGTGATGTATGTTTTGCCTTCTGGGATATGGTCATTCTCAAAAACCTTCTCGACCATTTCGTATTCACATAAATTATTTTTGTTATCGGCATAATCCCAGTTACCTTTGAACAGCCTTTCGTACAGGGCTTTGTTCTTCTCGCTCATTTGTCGAAGCTTCTGTACGTACTCCTTTTCAATGAACGGGTTCTCAGTGATTAAACATTGCAAATAGGCTTGGTTTGCAGGAAGGGTATTATTTCGGTCTTTATCGTAGAATCTTACTTTGGTCCAGTTCTTTCGAGGGTTAGTAGTCATAAACACCTTGCCTCTTATGCCGTATTTCTTATTCATGTGACGCCCGACCCTTGAAGAGATAACGTCAACCCCTTTTTCAGTTATCTCAGCGGCTTCTTCAATCCAACCTGCGGTGTACTCCGTAGAACCTACATCATTGTAATCGGGGTCGGAAGGTTTATATTTAAGTTCAATGAAATTTATGAAGGAACCTCCGCTTTTTTCTCCAAACTGTATAAAGTTCTTTACTCCGTTGTATTTAAAATCCGAAAAACCATAGGCTCGGCATACTTTGTTGAAAGTTACCAAGACAGAATCTACGATATCCCCAAGTTCGTTCCTTGCTACAAAATACCTAGTTCCAGGATAGATAAGACACATAAAAAGTAGCCAGCAACACCCAGTCCATGACTTGGCCCCACCCGCAGCTCCACCATATAGAAATTCATCATAGGTATTATTCATAAGGATTTGAAGTGCCTTACGTTGCTTGTAATGGGTTTTTATATCACCATCTTCGTCTGGGCCTTTGACTATGAAATCGTAATCTCCTTTTTTAAAGAGTTCTGCCCGGACATCTATGAGTTTTACTTGTTTGAGGGCATTTTCAAGCTTTGCGTTTTCGTTCATCGGGGGTATTTTTCTTTAAAATCCTGCGCTATTTTCTCTATGGGTTCTTCGGTTAAAAAGGACTTTAAGGAGAACATTGCGTTTTTTATTTCCTCATCACCCTTCATTAAAGCGATGAGGAAGTCTTTGTTTTCGGGGAATTGGTCTGTATTTACAACTTTCCTTTTCAATTAAGGCTGTAATTTATTGATATATCCGTTGATTTCCATATCAATGACCGAAATATGCTGTTTTAACTCATTATTAAGGTTGTAATACTGCATACCGTTTTCATCTGAATTTGCTATTTTCTCAATGAGTTCACTTCGTTGTCTTTGAAGATGTTCGAGTTGGATTTTGATTATTTCGTTCATTACAGTCTTTCTTTTATGTATTCTTTAATAAGTTTTACATCATCTTTGGAGAATTTGAATTTAACATCAACCCATTGAAGGTTTAGAGATGTGATATAGTTAAAATCCTCACTATTGATAAAACTTTTTTGGAAAGGATAGTTTTTATACACAATCACTTCATAATCTTCTTTAAAGTCCTTGAATTTATCTTCTTTGATTATTTCTGCCCATTGGCCGTTTTTAAAAATAATCGCAGAAGCTCCTTTTGAGCCTTCAGCTAAAACTTCTAATTGAAATTTCCTGGAACTATCTAAATCATTCATTTCAGTAATTTTGTGTTCAAAATGGTCGTGCAAGCAATAGACTTTATCTCCTACTTTGTATCTTTTCTTTGCCTCTTTAATAAAAGCTTTTTCGACTTCTTTATCAGTGGCGGGAACAGGGTTCAGCGACTTGATAGGTCTTGCGTTTCCGAAATCTTCATTCCACTTATGCTCAACGAACTCAACGAACTCA